TAGAACAAGACGTAAGGCTTGTTCGTATAAGGGTCACGAAGAATTGTGACGCCCGCGCGGTCAAAGACTGTGTAGCCCGCCTTGAAATCGCCAAAGGCAATCGGGAAGGCGTTGGCTGCGAGGTCAGGCATATCCTCAATCTCGGCGATGCCATAGCCCGCGAGAGTTGAAGGCTGACCAGCGGCTAGCGTTGGTTGCCACAGATAGTTGCCCTCTGTATCCGTCAACTTGCGGACTGCTGCGAGAGACAAGCGGTTCATCGCCCACTGAGCGCGAGCACGATATTTTTTGGCAGGGCTATAAACCATGTCAATAATCGCATCGGTCGTAACGGCAGCAGCGCCGCCAGAAGCGATAAGTCCTAAAGAGCCTAGTGGGTGACGGGCCTCGTTGACGCCGCCGGGAACGTAGCTCAGGAAGCCTCGTGGCTTCTTAACTCCGTCGCCCGCAACGAAGGCCGGATTTTCCTTGAGCATAAATGCCTCTTGGACCTCTCCCGCCAACCAAGCTTCCATATCAATGGCGCTGTCGTCGAGCAAGTTCTGCGTCGCGGCGGGCATAGCGTATATCTCGCCCCAACCAATGTCCAACTCGTCGAACGTAGCTGATGCAGTTTGAGGGCGGGCGTCAGTTTCGCCGACCCAGCCAGCAGCTGTGCCTTTCAAGTTGACCAACTTCTTAAAGCCGCCGCCAGTGACGGTCTGAACGTTCACCAATTGGCGAATGGCAGAGACTTCAACGAGCGCGTCCTGAATAGAACGGTCCCATTCCGTCGGAACGAGATAACCGCCATCGCTATCCGGCGTCTTGCGCAAGACATTAGAAATGTCAGAAGGCACTTGGCTATCGCCAGAGAGACGCATAAAGTTATTGAAGTTGTCCGTATAAGCTTGGTCTTCAACGCGATTGCCTGCGCCAGGTCCGGCTGCGCCAGAGGCGAGTTGCGTCGCGAATGTCGCTAGACCCTTCTCGGCTTCCGCCATAGCATTCTCAAGCTTGGCGATTTTCGCGTCAAGTTCCGCTGTGCCTTGGCCATCTTCAATCGCCTTCATACGACCGTCGTTGGCGGTTTTATATTCGTTAAACGCGCCGTGAAGCTGAGTCATCAACTCCTCTGCCGTTGCGTTCGGCTTAGGCGGGTCGTCGTTGCGAACGCCGCCGATCATAGCACTTGGAGCGCTCAACGCGAGGGCTGCAAGTGAAACCATTGTCATTTTGTGTTTCATGATAGTTCCTTAAAAGTTACGCGGTCAAATCCGCTTTGAATGAAGCGGCGAGTGCCGCTAGTTCTGGGCTGACAGCGTCCTGCGTGTCATTTGTTTCGGCAGCGTCCTGCTTGCCGTCGAAGCTCCCTAAAAGGGAACGCGCTGCGGTCCGGGTCATCCCGGCTCGCGTTAAGAGTTGCTCTGCCTCGCGCTTCGTGTGCGCTTTAGGGTTGCTCGTCTTATTCTCGACCTTTTGTGTTGCGCCCTCATAATGGCCGTCCGCTAAACCCGCTTCAATCGCCTCATCAGCTGTGAACCAAGTTCCAAGGTTTAAATTGCCAACAGCCATCATATCGCGGAACTCTTGTGCCGAGTGATTGCCTCGCTCTGCATATAAGTCGGCGATGCCGTCTGAAATCTTTTGAACGTAGTCTGCGACTTCGTGCAAGTCCGTTCCCGTCCCCCAAGCGCCGGACATCGCTTCGTGAATCATCATCGTCGCGCCCTTCGCCATATAAATCTCGTCGCCCGCCATCGCGATAAACGAAGCTGCTGATGAGGCATTGCCAACGATGTTAACCGTCACCTTCCCAGAGTGCATAAGCAACTCGTTAAAAATCGCTACGCCTTCAAACACATCTCCGCCCGGAGAATTGATGTTGACGGTAATATCTTTGTCACCGATTGAACGAAGGGCAGAATTAAGGCGCTTAACTGTAAAGCCATCTCCCCAGAAATCTTCACCGATGATGTCATAAATTGTAATCGTCGTATCGTCGTTTGCACGAGCCTGAACGCCCGCGCTCTCCTCGCGCCAGCGCTCAATCGTTTTCGCGTCAGTAAACGCTTTAACGTGAGTTGGTCCGCTAAAGCGTAGTTGGTTCGGCTTTGGCATCTGCCATCTCCATCTCAAGTTTCTGTTCATCGGTCAACGGAGCTTCCCCCGTCTTATGCCTAATTTCGTCGCGATGCAGCCAGGCCTTGTGCCCTCCAGAGCCAGACGCTTTCGCGAAAAACTCTGCTTGGTCTTTTAGTGACCCACGGAGCAAAAGGCGCTCATCAATGTCTATATCCATAAACCGCTTTTCTGCAGTAGTCAACAGAACTCTGCGCATGGATTGTTCCCAAACAAACAGAGATGGCGCAAGGCCAAAGCGCACAAATAGCGTTGCGAGCTGCTCAATACCTGACCCCCATGATGTATCATCCATCATAAGCAAAGGCCGCGGGACGCCAAAGACACGAGCGACCTCTTCAATTGAATGGGCGCGACTTTCTTGTGTTTGGGCATCTCGACCACTCATCCCAAAGTCGAGATATTTCATTCCTTGCTCGCCGAGCATTAAGCGACCCGCGGCGTCAGGCCCCTCAAAATCCTTCATGTCGTCCTTAAGGCGATTAAAGGCTTTGTCAGATAATTCTCCGTCAACAGCAAGCATTCCTTTAGCCATTGACCCAGTCTCAAACATATTGCGCTGTGCATCCTCGGCTGCGCTCGCAGTATCTAAAGCGCGACGAGCAAGGCGGAGCCGCGACTGTGTTATGACCTCGTCAGTCATGATGTCGCGCAAATGAATTATATCGCGAGCAGGAATATCGACCGTGGAGCGTCCGGGGCGTGTTAACCTATAAGTCAAAGTCCAATCTGCGTGCTGCGTAACTTCTATGCGGCCTTTCTCAATCGGATAAATTCCAACGGGCCTATCGCCAACGCGAATGACTTGAGCAAAAGCGACCCCATCTTTTTGGCGACGGCGCTCCATCAACTTCTTAAGCTCCATCGCGGTTAGCTGCGGATTAGGCTCATACATAAGCATATCGTGCAAGGGATGGTCTTCGATTAGCGCCCGGCTGTTACGGTTAACAGTTCGCATCGGAAGCATGCCGACTGAATTAGAAAGCAAATCCAAACAACGCAGAACGGATGTGACTTCCTCGTCGTGGCTCCGGCTATCAATAATCATTCGCTTAAGCGCAGCGCTGTCGAGCGGCGTCGTTTCTCCGCTCATCTTGATTAGCTTATGGCCGAGTTTGCTTAGAAGTCTCATCCCAGAACCCTTAGCCCGCGAGCTTCATAAACATTTGAGTCATCGTCAACAATCTTAACCTCCGCTCCGCGAGCCATGGCCAGCGCTTGCATTCCGTCAATGCGTCCTGTTGAGCGAGATTTGTCTAGCTTTCTATTGCCCGCCGGGTCCGGCCTTACAACGGCATTAGCTGCGCACATCGCCAACACAGGGTTATTGCCGTGTGCTAAGTTCTCTTTTAGTATATCCACCTCCAATAAGTCAAGAGCTGGCGACATACTTTTGTAACCTTGGCCGTGCTCCAAAAATGGCAAATTAATTTCGGCTGCATCGAGTGCTTTCTTTAAGGCGAGCATTTTCCAAGGGTCAAAGCAAATTACTTTCATATTTAGCTCTTTGCAAATCTCGCCTATGTCTCTCGCGATAAAATCATAATCTAAGACAGGACCGGGCGTCGTCTTAATAAGTCCTTGCTTAACCCAAACGTCATACGGCGCGTGGTCTTCTTTCGAGCGAAGCTTTACTGTGTCGTGCGGCATCCAAAAATATGCATGAGCATCGAGGCGTTCCCCGTCTTCCCCGCGAGCCGTTAGAATGAGCGCCGTTAAATCTTTGACTAAAGATAGGTCAAGTCCTCCCATAACTTCGCGGTCGCCGAGAGGTCGCGGAGCGGAGCCGCAAGCCTTCCACGCCGATTTAGAGACAAAGCTAGACACCATATTTTGTCTTTGATTAAGGGTCAGGACCCTAAAGCGACTTTCTATTGACGGATTAACGAGCGCGTCGCGGGCTTGGCCTTCAACATCGCTCCGCGAACGAAATAAGCCGAGAGCGGGATTGGCGGCTTGCCACGCCTCTGGGTCATCAAGGTCACAATCCTCCGGCGCAGTATATAAGTGAGAGACAATCGAATCATCGCCGCCCGTCTCCGCGCTATCAAGCCACTTCGAGAATAGGGCTGCGTCTGTTGGAGCTTGAGTTGAGATTGCAATTAACAGCGCTTCGCCTTCGTATGCGCCTTGTGACGTTTCAATCGCGTCAACGAAATCATCTTGCGGGCCTTTAATCTGTCCCACCTCGTCGAGAATAGCGAGAAGCGGCGAGCCACCATGAGCGGTCGTTCCTTCCGCGGCAAGAGCTTCATACTCCGTATTCATAGCCAAACCAATAATTCGCTTCGATGAATCAACAATCCGTGTAAGGCCGGAAAGCTCCTCGCTGAACCGTATCATTTTTGCAGCGTAATTAAAAACCTCCGCGGCTTGCTTTCGGGATTGAGCGCCAGAGTTCATCCGAGCATTATGAACGGCCTCCGGCCCAACGAGAAAGCAAAGGAGGATAAGAGCGATTGTCGCCGTCTTCGAGTTCTTACGAGCAATAGAGAGATACGCCCGGCGGACCCGGCGAGGGCTATCGAAGACGGAGCGAAAAAATACCTCCTGAAAATCTGCCATCACGATGTTGTGGCCGCGAAGCTTGCCCTCCGGCACGACGCAGTATCGTTCGCAGAATGCCATGTTGCGTTCGGCGCGAGTTTGTTCGTCGTATGGAAGGTGGCGCCATTTTCGGAGCCGCGGGACGTGGCCACTTCGTATTGCGCCCGCGATATGCGACGGAAGCAAAGCCTTTGCTTTTTTTATTTGTTCTTTGGAGACGGGCTTTCCCATTACTTGGGTCGTGCGATAAGCGGGTCAGATAAATCGCCCGCGTCTTGAACTGCGCGGCGCTGGCCTCGGCTCCGTCCGACTTGCGTTGACTTCATTCCGGGATTAGCGCCCGCTGTATGGAGACAAAGCGAACGGCGCAGCGCAATTATTTTTGCCGACGTATCTGATAGAACTGTGGCAGTCGGATTTTTGACGACGCCGCCTTGTGCGCCGTGAACTGTCGGGCCTTCGTCGTCTAGCAAATCGCTTAACATATCTTCACGGACCATATACCGGGCGAGCTTTGCCGCTATGGCGATGTCGTGACTTGCCCAGTCTGCGTTAGCGCGTTCGTTAATTATGTCGCCAAAATAAACGAGGGCCTCTGCGCTCATATTCATTTGCTTTGGTGGAGCGATAACTTTTGCCGCTTGGGCCATCACCTCTTTCGCGGAGGCGTTGCTGTCGCTCGCTGTGCGGCGCGTCTTTTTTGTCTTTGTCTTTTTGTCGGTCTTTGCCTTAGTCATTTGTCTGCCTTTCTGTATTGTTGTCGAGTTATGTAATATTGGGCTTCATGCTGTTGTTAGTGGGGAGGCAGTGGTCTCGCTATCGGCCAACCCAAACTTTTCAGACCCCCCTCCTCTGGCCATCCATCCTCTCCATATGAAACGTGCCCATAGCTCTCGCGATTGCGTTTCGCTCTGTTGTGCTCAACACAAAGCCCTTGTGTGTTCTCATCTGTATCGGGTCCGCCTTGCTCAAGGGGAATGATATGATCTATTTCCTCTGTCGCCTTCGTTATCCCTAGCTTAAGACACTCAACACAAAGCGGCGACTTCTTGAGCCGCCTCGCTCTGGTCTTAGGACGTCTATCGCGTTCACTAGACATATATCGTTAATGGCTCCAACAACTCTATCTTGCGAAGCTCCAAAGCGCGACCGTGCGCAGACAATCTGAAAGCTCCAGTCTCTAAGTCATCAATGTAAAAGCGTATGTGGTCGTTATCATATACTGATATGTAAGAGAACGGACCTGGCACAGCTTTATGATTGTCTAGGTCTATAAGTATATCGTTCCAAGGCCGCTTCGCTGCATTTGAATCAGCGACGGTTATGCGAGCCTTAAGCCCTGCTGCGGTAAGGTCAAGGCCCGAAGCCAACGGGATAGCTGTTGTGCCGAGAGGAATAGGAAGTGGAGGCACAAATATCATCTTCTGCGCATATACAACTCTAGCATCTCCCTCTCCATATGAGAGGTCGTCGGTTACAGTCCCTGCTGCTATAAGGGCAGCGCCTTCCTCGTCAGATACATCTATAATTTGTCCAATTGAATACTCAATATGATCAACAGTAATCATTCTCTTTATTAGTTTTACCTTCATAACAGTTCCCTCGATTTATTCGTCTTCATAGCTATAGTCGTTCAACCCTAGTTTAGTCAAGCGCCTCTCGGCCCGTAACAGTTCCTCTATTCGCGTCTGCTGTAGCGCTCTTATCTTATCGCCGACCTTATGGACTGCGCTCCTTACACTATCAGGTTGGCATCCTAGAGCCGCGGCCATCTCCGTTGACGTAAGCCAAGGCTTACAATAGATGAGCCTATCGACGCCGCTTATAATGCGCTCGCCCGGCTTAAGCGGGCCGTCATCGCATATATCCACCTTATCCGACATTATTCGCCTCTTATTTACAACGGGTCCGCAATGGGTCCGCATGGGTCCGCAACTTTCGAGCTAGGACCCATGGAAAGCCGCAAGGATTTCAAAAGGTTAACCCACTTGGGTCCGCAAGGCTCGTTATATTCCCAAGTTAACGCGAGAGTTCTTATTAGATTTTTATACGCGCGCGCGCGCGAGAAGGTTCGCGATAAATGGAGCCTTGCGGACCCACGCTTGTTTTTAGTAATGATATCAGACACTTAATGCGGGTCCTATCTCAGTTTCAACCGGACCTTTGCGGACCCGTTGCGGACCCAAATCGCCTTTTCTTATCGTAATTCGATATAAAATCATTATAAAACCTCCTCGTCACCTAGTCAAGCGCTCGACGGGCGGCTTCCATTGACGGCCTCTATACCATCTTAATATGGGATGAATTATCCACGGCGTCCCTCGTTCCTCGGCCCTTTCGATGCAAATTAGCTTTCCGGGGTCAATGATTATCGCTTCTGCTCCGAGCTTCGTCGTCCACCAATGACGCTCGACTTTCGACGGAGCCGTTAATATAAGCCAAGCTCGCCCTTCTTTTCTCGTCGATAAAGAGCGAATTATTCTGTTGCGACGCGCCATGGCCTCTGGAATATGATCTGTTTTTTGCGGCCAACGCCTTCCTGTTATTTTTTCGACTATGTCATCAAAATCTATAACTAAGTCGTCCTTCGCTTTGTTATTATCGACATAAGTTGTTTTCCCTGCGCAAGGCGGACCAAAAACAATCGTCAAAGGGATTGCCGATGGAATTAGGCCTTTTGGTGCCGCGAGACTATCCATTATTTTATTCCTATCGGCCCGCCATGGCCGTTTCGCCTCAATCTCCCATCCTTAGCCATCGGTCTTCGCTTACCGCGGAGCTTCCGGCATAAGACGGAATGCGTCCCCGGCGGATAATTGCGGCAGGTCTGGACACAACTATTGTCCATCGGCGGTTTAACTTTCATGATTTTTCCTTCAAAACATCAGCAGCGTGCGACAGGCCTCTTAAGTAACCTATCTTAGCGGCATCGTTTAACGACATAGAGCCGATAGCCGTCAGCATATTGACTGGAAAGGCGTGCTTATCTGCGACTTGCAACGCATTGTATATCGTCGTTAGCTCGTCTTCGCTTGCTTTGTCTAGGTCAAACTTATCGAAAATCCTAGAATTGCGAGCAAGAAATGCGTCGTGCTTTGGCAACTTTTTAATTATCCTTTGTCTTCTAGCCATCTTTATTCCTCTCGGCTCGCCTCCGTTGATTTTCTTCCGACGTAACGACCTCTATATGATGCGGAGCAACGCACATCGAGAAGTTACAAGTGTGGTCGCGGTGATGGCCCGGCGGACATTCATCCTCATTAAGCACCTCCGACGAGAAGCGATGTGCCCTAACAACAGTCCCATTAAGGCTAAAGCTGCCATACCACTTCTTTCCTCGCCCTTTAGAGCGAGCGCCCATCCAATACCAACAGCCATTGGGCAGTTTATCGACCTTCCCCATAAATCGGGCAATATCAGAGGCCGCGGCTTTCAATAGTCCGGACATCAAAATTTCTCCTCTTTTTTCGTCTTGAGATTAGGCTCGAACTCTGCTTTTTCAACATTCAAACTCAAAGGACGGTCATCGAGCGCCCGGCGGACCGTATCGACCCGCTTCCCAAGCTCTATATCCCTCTTAACGAAGGCGACACGGCTCGCGAACGCGCCCCGCTTCCATCGGACGCTATCCGGGTTGCGAAGTATCTCATAGCCTCTCTCGCCCATCTTATAGTGGAAGTTCCTCGCCCGGAGAGCCTTAAGCCCTTCCTCGGCGTCGTCGAACAGCCCTCCGCTCGAATTGATAAACTGGGAGAGGTCCGACGGGAATATGACATCAGGCTCGACGCCCCCCATAGCCTTCTCAATGAACATTTCGAAAAGCTCGTCAGCCATCGAACGACGAGAGGCTTGTGCGCTTTCGATGATTGCCTTTCGTCCGGCGGTAACTGGCGGAGCTTTCCCGAACTTAAATGCGCTAATGTCACGAGCCTTGAGCCAGCGGACGACGGCATGGGTCCCGCCGTCGCTAAACCACGTAAACAGGCGCTCAAAATAGTCGTCAGCGAAAATATCCGACGTTTTAGGGTCAGGAAGCCGAGAAGTCATAACAAAGATGCGCCTATCCTCCGGCGGGATATACATCTTCAACGGGTCGTTCGTCGTCATTATGACGCGCGTTACATTAGGGATATAGACGACATTCGCGAACTTAACTATGACGCCGACCGTCTCGCCAGTATTGGCCATTAGCGGTTTTAGCTTATTGTAAAAGTCCGACGCTTTACCCGCGTTAGGGTGCGGCTTCACTTCGTCGATAACGAGAAGGACGCTCTTAGCATAGCCATTATAGCCTGTAAAAAGCTCGTCCGGGTCGATAGCGGCGGCGTTGCCCGGTCCGACGCCCCAACGTATTGGCCTTAAGAGCGCGTCTTTACCAATCCCCTGCATCCCGGCGAGGAGAATGCCGTGTTGCGGCTTCTCGGCGGGTCGTTGGATTGCGTGGGCCGCGAAGTCGAAAAAATGCTCGTGCTCAACTGGGTCAGGGTAAAGTTTCTTAACGTGCGCAATCCATAAATCTGGCTCTTTGTCCGTTCGCATATTGGCGAAGTCCGGCGCTCTATACGTGTTGTAAGTCGTCGCTCCGGGAAGGGGAATTGCGCCTTTTTCGTTGACTACATAATTGCGAATGAACTTATCCTTGCCCGGCCACCAAGTCGAACATTCGACGACTAGCCCCGTATCAACGCTCGCTATCGTCTTCGCTGGAGGAATGGGCCGCGGGTCGTCTCCGCCCGTCGTCTCCCAATCGGCTTGGGGGATGGAGGCATTGACCGCTCGACCGCTGATCAGCATATCGGTGCCAATATCCCAAAAATTGTCCTGCTGCTTGTCATAGCGAAAATCGGAATGGTTCGCGGCTCTGTGGCGAAAGTCGTTCTCCGCGCCCGCGGCCATAGCTTCTAGCTCCTCGTCAGTCACGCGTGACCTCCGGGCATAACAACAAGCTCTAAGGCACTTTTATTACCTAGCTCGATATTACGATGAACGAGGCCCATAACTTGCGGGACACTGTATTTGCGTTGGTCTTGGAGCGCGATAAGCTGGCCAACGACTTGCGCCGCGATAGCGAGAAGTTCGTCAGGCTTTAGGTCCGCGACGGATTGTAAGCCTTCTACAATCTTATTTCGCGCGTCCTCGTGACGCGTATTGGGTTCGACTACCATTTCTTTTTCCTTTTTGTTGCATTTCTATGTTCAGGCGGGACGTGATAGCCCGTCAAAATTCGGTCGTCGCAGCCCGTCGTCTCGCATATCAAGAATAAAAATGTCCCGTGGACAATAACTTTATTCGCCGGGCCGTCGTTCGCTATTATATCGTCGAGATATTCGCGGAACGCTCCGCAAAATGACTTCGCTCGGCGTCCGTGGTTATACGCTTTTTCAATCTCTTTTAGAACTGCTTTTTTAGGCAATCCCATACGCCGCCGAACTCGTCGGATGACGTGCTTTGTCGCTGTGAAGCCTAGCTTGCTCGTTCGGGCTTCGTGACTCATTAGACTGTCTTGCTTATTGGTCTGTGACCGCGGACTTCCCGATTAAAGCAAACAGCCGTCCAATCGTCGCCCTTAAGAGCTGGCGAGGTGGCCGCGAGGTTCTCCAATTGCGCCGTTGTTCCTAAATACAAATAGCGCTCATCGCTCGTCCATCGTTGGCCGTCGGCGTGAAGCCAAGTCCCATCGCTCCGTCGGACCCGCCACCAGTTCGCAGTATTGCGACGCCAAAGATTGTCTCGCTTACGAATTACGTCCAAAGGCGTCATAAAAAACGCTCCACTCTAAAGGATATTTATTTACGAGTTCTAGGACTTCGCCTTGCTCCTCGGCTAGCCACTCTGTTAATTCTCTCCACCCTCGACCGTCGCACGAGCCGTGATGACATTTAAACCCGCCGAACCATTGGTTGTCTATATCGGGGAGCCTTAGCGCGGCGCCATTATCTTTCGCCCCGGTATGCTCATCCGTCCACGGACATCGCATATCGGACCATCCCGCCATATCCGGCGCGTCCCTCTTCATCATCCCCGCTTCCCTAAGAGCGTTACGAACGCCGATAAAGGCCCTGACGTTCTCCGGCTTCGAGACGGTCGCTCCGCGCGGTATTCGCGGCCCTCGTCGCTTTAATTCAAGCTTAAAGGCCCTCGCTAGGTCCTCGACCGTATAGCGCCGCTCCGGGTGCCACTCGGCGAGACGAACGCCCCACAGCTTCCCGTCCTTCTCATACTTAGGTTTTGCGTTCAAACCCGCCGGAGGTCGAAAGACGCGATTAACGCCCGCCATCCCGGTGTCCTTGCCTAAAAACTGAGCGTCGATGAATGCTTTAATAAGAGCCTCGAAAAGTGCCATATCTGTAACGAGCTTCTCGAATAGATAAACGGCCTGATAGTTGTCGGGTGACGTTTCTATGAGCGCCGTTGGGGGAGCCGCAGCAATAGTCTCCATCGGAAACTTAGCGCCCGCCCCGGTCCCAAGGTCGTCAATCATAAGCAATAACCCGCCCGCGAAATTTTCCTTGCGTCTTCGATATTCGTTGCGCGCATTCCGTTTCATCGCGCTAACGCAGAAATAGACGTTGGCTCGTGGGTCGATGATAGAGCTATCCTTAACGACAAACGCTCGCCACTTCCCCTTAATATCCTCGTTTGGGTCGCCGCGAAACTGACACATCATAACGCGTGCGTCGTCCGGGACCTCGCGGAGCATCTCTTTTAGAAAATCGTCAATCATGACCGTCGTCGCCAGTGAGTGTCTATTGTGGTTGATAAGGACCAATAAACTCCTATGCTATGGCCCATCACTCGCTCAGTCGTATCAGGGCAGTTGTCGCAATCGTCGATGACGCAAATGAGGTCAACTCGTTCTCCAAATCTTGGTTGCTCGTCTTGGAATGATATCCAACAAAACTCATTCAAATCGCTCATCCGACATACCTCGCGTGCATAATCCTCGCCAAACGTCCGTTGGCTCCATTAAGAGCGGTCGAGACGCGCTGCATCGACGCGCGAGACTTCGTTGGGGAGCTTCTTAACGTCTTAAGGTCAACGAGCGCCTTTTCAATTTCGCTTATCGCGGCATCTAAATCTTCGGCGCGGCTCATGACTTATATAATAACGTTGGCGCGTCGTCATTTTCATATCGCATATGGCCGATGTGCTCGCCCGGCTCTGCGTCGATATGAGGCATTAGCCAGTCCATGAACGTTTCAATCTCGTCTTCGTAATTCTTTAAGTCGCAACGAAATGTCAGACAATAAGCGTCGGCAATCTCATTCCATTCGCACTGGCAAGTGCTCATCGGGACGAAGTAATGCGAGCACCCTCCGGGAATCATTCCGAACTGAACACGGGATAGCTTAAAGGCGTCGTGAAGGTCTGCGAAAGCGGCGAGTTGGTTGTCTGTGTTTTCATTTGTGAATAAGCGCAAAAACGCCTCTTTATCGCGGCCACTAACTTTAACGAGTGCGCTGATATATAATTCTGTGTACATTCCCATTGGTCATAATCCTTTTTGGAGTTGGTTAATAAGGGCCGCCAATCGCTCGGCGGCCCTCCGGGGCGTTGCCCTATTTTAGAACTTTCCGCCGCTAGGCTTATCGCTCGCGCCTTCGTCGGCATTGTGGTCCGCTTTCGCTTTACCTTCGCTAACCGCCTCATAAAAGTGCTTCCCGGCGTCGTATAGGTCTTGCGTTTCGATGAAGCCTTCACCGACAAACATAACGCCATACCAATCGCCCTCGTCATTACTCTCGTGAACCGTGGTCATGCGGATTTTGTTCATCCACGTCGGCGGCGTCACCTTGCCGTTAGCCGTCTCGACCTTCGCGGCGCTAAGTAGCGACATGAGTTGCTTTGACTTCTTAATCTGCGTCGAGGCGAGAGCTAAGAGCGCTTGGCTGTGGCCGTCGTCGTCTTCGAGAATACAGAAGTGAGAGCGCGTATCGTTTAAGCGGTCCGTCTTCTTTTCGTGAGGCGTCTCGCCGAGTTCGTCGAGCGCGTAAAGAGGACCTTCGTGACGAACGGCCATCCCACTCTCCTCCATAGCATCGACCTCGCTCGGCAGATATTCGCCTTTATAGCCTTGGTCTGAGCCGCGAGGTGCCCAACGGATAAAGCGACGCTGAAATGCGCAAGGGAGGAGAATAACGCCTTTTTTGCCGTCGTAAACCTTCCGCGTCGCGGTATTCAAAATCATACCCGGCTTCGCGCCTTCGATATAAGCGCCGTTCGCTTCGTTGACTTGGGGAGAGGTCGATTGAAGGACGCGAAGGAATGGAATGGCATAACTGTCTTTATCAGCGCCCTCCATACCAGCGCCGACATCTGCGCCAAAGTCCAATGCGCTGCCAACGGCGCTCGTGCCCTTTTTAGCGACATCCTTTTTATCGTCGTCTTTCGCCATATTACGAACGCCGCCGAGCATCGCGCCCGGAGCGACCGCTACTAGCGCGGCGAGCGCTAATCCAGTCTTTATCATCTTTGTCATAATTTATCCTTTTTTGACAGTTGCTTTGTTGAAGGGATATACATTGAAAAGGTCCATCGGGATGGCGTCCCCTTCAGCAAGTCGCTCCTTCACAAACGACTTTAGAGTGGAGTGGTGAACAGTCTCGCTAAGGTTGGCGCGAATGTCTTGGGCGTCGAGCTTTTTAACAAGCTCCACGGCTCCGTCCCGTTCTCCGCGGCCATAAGCCACGGTGACTTCTGTTTTGATTAGACCGCCATATTCATTAGCTATCATCCAATCCAACGCCGGGCCGCGGGTTTCGTTCGTAAGGCTCGCTGTGCAATCCTCCTGTACGTCCACAACCATCCCGTTCTCAAGCTTAATTTGCGTTAAGCCTAATTCTTGCATAAGGTCCGGCAAGTCGCTTCTCTCGGTCTTTAAGAGTGCTTTTTTTGCCGCCTTCATTTCGTCGTCAAGGCGCTTCACTTCTGCCTTCTCGTCGATTAGTCGTTGCGCGAGGGTTACGACTTGAACCATTTTGTCGGCGTTCGCCGCTTCGCTTGTTTGGTCCGCTGGGTCAATAACGATGCCGCCGAGAGCGGACGGCTCTGGCGCTTTGGGAGCGCTCGCAATATCGTCGTCCCAAGCCTCGGCTTTCGCTCCGCGATTTTGAACTGAGTGGTCAGTGCAATCAACGCATTGGAGAGATTTCTCGCCGCTAGGCCAACTCACTATATAAGCGCCGGGCTTATTACAAGGAACATATCCCGGCAACCCCATCATCGCTTCTTGGCAATGCCCATCTTTAGCTTTCATAGCCAATTCTCCTTTTTAAATTTTGATTGTTTCATAGCGATGTTCTTTCCTCACCCAGCGAAGACAGTTAATGTCGAGCGGAGTGTGGAGGTCATCGTCATAATGTAGGCGCAAAGCTATCTCGGCGACGAACAAGGCGTTCAATATAGGGTCGCCAATCATAAGAACATAATCCCCGTTCTTAAATTCTTGTGCGCGCTTTTCCATAAGCTCAATGGCGTCACCCATCGCCTCGCCGTCTTTGCGGCCTTCTGTTATAATAACGAGTTCGCCGAACTCCATCGCTGGATTAAGGTCTAGGCTGGGGACTTCTCTTTTTGTAGCCGCGTCCCATCTCATAGGGAGGCTGGCGACGAATACTTTTGTCATGACGTTGCCTCGACGAGCGCTCTTAGGTGTGCTTTAATAGCAGGAACGGCGACAGAGTTGCCTAGTTGCTTCATCGCTTGGGCTTTTGAACCTGGGAAGCTAAAGCCTTTCGGAAAGCCTTGGAGCGCTGCGCTTTGTTCCACGGTAAGGCGACGCGCTTCGCCGTTAACCCAATACCCATCCCAATTGTGGCGTCCGTTAATCGGAGAGCCTCGACCGCCGACGCGAAGGGTAAAGCCGATGTCGCGAGGGCACTCTCCGCCTAGAATGTCGTTTAGCGTTTTTTGTAGCTCTATAGGCTCCGGCCACTCATATTTCGCGCCGACGCGGTTGCCTATAATAAAGAGGCGAGGGCGAAGTTGCGGCACGCCAAAGTCTTTCGCGAATATGACTTTGTATTCGACCGAATAGCCAAGGCTTAAGAGCGCCTCCTTAATAACTGCGAGCGTCCGTCCGTTGTCGTGCTTTAGAAGGCCGCGGACGTTTTCTAAGAAAAATCCCGTCGGACGCTTCGCCTCTAAAATCTTATATATATTAAAGAACAAATTTCCGCGCTCGTCATTAAACCCCCTTTTAAAGCCGGCTTGGCTAAATGGCTGACAGGGAAAGCCAGCAAATAGAAAGTCGAAGTCAGGAAGGTCTGCGAGGGTTAGCGCTCTAATGTCTTCATTCATCATCGGCGTATCGTGATTTGCTAAGTATGTCGCTCTCGCCGCCTCGTCAATCTCAGAAGTAAAGGCGCATTTTAAGCCTAGCTCTTTCGCGGCCTGATGAAAGCCGCCTATGCCCGCGAATAGGTCTGCGTAAGTTTTTGTCATATTGTTATCTCTTTTTGAGTTGATGCTTGAACATCTATAAGCGAACATGAAACGAAAGTAAAATATAGTCAAGCAAATTATTTTCAATTATTTCCAAAAAGTTGTTGACTTTGCGTTTAACTTGGTTCATAAGAACAATATTGAAGTAATCCAAAGAGGATAATAAAATGACAGTAACTCGCGCCAAAATAATAGCAAAATCAGCAGGACTAACAGTCTTACATGCGGGCGGAATGAAATTCTCATTGCTAGGCCACTGGAAAACTTTTGGGCCGTCAGACGTTCGCGGAGTAAGCGTTGCTGAATGGACTGACTTTTGCAATTCTATATAACACCAATCAAAATTCAACAGGAGACTGAAATGACGCCCAAGCAAATTAGAGACGCGAAAACGTCGGACCTCGTAAAGTTCTACAACGAAAATAACGACGGCAAAGACATAAAAAAATTCGTTAATCGGAAGACAGCCGAGGAGCGCGTTACAGCCTTAATTAAGTCAATGCGGGCGAAGCCAGTTCTTTCCCCGGAGGAAATTAAAGCAAACCGCGCCGCGGGGATTGCCAAATCTTGGACTAAGAGCGACATTCACGTGAAGCGCTCCCAACGGTCCGCGGTCGAGGTGGACGGCGTTCGCTATCGTTCCGTAAAGCAAGCCTTCGATAAGCTAGGGCTTCCCCTGAACGAGCACATCAATTTCCGTATGACGCTTAAAGCGGAAGGCTCGCAGCGTTGTTACGACCGGGAATGGAAAATCATTCCACTTAACTATTAAGAGACGTTACTTGGGACGAAAGGCGCGATTTGTTTAAGGCTGAAATATGCTGGCATTCGTTTAGAGCTTGCCCGGCGCGTTACCCAAGAACTAGCGGAGCCGCGAATGAGGCGATGGCTCCGCGCCCCTTTTATAATCAATCCAAAAAGGATAATTACAATGCCTAAAATTCATCCGCATAAAGACCACAAGCGATATACGCAGATTAAGAAAGACGCGAAGGCGCTCGGCGATAACAATATGTGCACCGTTGTCGCGGCGGCGGTCCTTACTGGCCTCGACTATAAGACGTGCTTCGACGCCTTCGAGAAAGCCGGGCGAAAGAAGGGGCGGGGCGCGAACGTAATCGTTCAAAAAGAAGCGTTCAAGCTCCTCGGCTTTAAGTGCGTCGATTACAAATTGAGCGAAGTCAAGAAGCGCTACAAAGGCCCTCATAAGAAGCTAAAGCACTTCACGACCTATCATCCCATTCGCTTCGCTTACGCTTGGCGCGATGTCCCGGACGTATATCTCCAAGGGCCAACTCACGCCGCGGCTTACAAGGACGGCCTAGTTGTTGACTGGTCGAATGACCGCAAAACGCGGGTGACGGAGGCATATCGGATTGTGCCGATTGAGAAGCCTGTTAGGTTTACTTTTAAGCCTCAGGAGCTTACCATAGGCAAACAAGCAAAATTTTCGGAGATTAGCTATGGGCGTATTCACGGACTTTAACAGCTTCGCGCATATCGCGAAAACATCGAAGCTCTATGCGCTAACGGCTCCGCTCCTTTGGGACATCGGTCGCAAGGGGAGCGGGTGGACGCTGACGATTGAAGCGGGATTTCATGTCGATGTCTCGGCTCCGCGGTTCCTCGAATGGCTCGTTGACGTCCACGACGCAAATCTCCTCGCTGCCGCCGCCGTTCACGACTATCTCTTAGAGATGGGCTTTGACAAAGCGTTTGCGTCGAGCGAGTTCCGTCGTTGCCTCCGGGCGAGGGGCGTCGGACGATTTAAGGCGTGGGGATTTTTCTTCTCGACGCTATTTTGGACAGTATTATCAGAGGAGAAAGCCAATGAAAATTAAAATTAACCTAAAAGACGGAATAGGTGACGAACTCAACTCACCGATAAAGGCGCGATGGGCAATCAGGACGTTCATTCTCGGCATCGTTTTCGGTGCATTTATCTGGGGCGGACTTATCGCAAAAAATACCGTTGCGGAACTGAGCGAGCGCGAGGCGATTGAGGCGCATATCGTCGAAACGCACTCTATGACGCGAGGCTTCGAGAATAACGCTTATGGGACGTATTGGGCGCATTGCGGGCTTTGGGTCACGGCGGGTCACGTTCACAGCGAGACGCTCGGCGCTACGCCGTCCCCGGTCGCTCGTGAGGCGATTGCGGGCTTTGAGATTGACGCTGCGTTCTATGGAGAGCGATGGGAGTGCGAGGCTCCGCCAGATTTAAAGGAAGGGCAGAGCGTTTGGATTGCTGGCTATCCGGGCGGGTCGGACGCCTTAGCGATGCGCCGGGGCGAGGTATATATAAAGAGAAACGCGAGCGGGTCGGACGGCTATGAGGGCGCGACTTGGATTGTCGTCTTTCCTAAAAACAATCTCGCGGCGTGGTTATCGGAACCCGTTGCGGGCGGCATGAGTGGCGGAATTGTAATCGACGCAGAGAGCCGCGAGCCATTCGGGATATTGGTGACGCAGAATAGTCCGACGACCTTACAAGCTTTCGGAAATGACCCTGTTCATAGCTCCGATGTCGTTTCTCTCCGGGATGCTCACGACCTCTTATTGGCTTCGGTTCGATGAAGGATAAGACCACGATATGGAACGACATCGCTTGTGCGCTTTTAATCGCCGGAATGGGGTGTGCGATTATGTGGTTCGGGACTGTATAAAATAAATTCCAAAAGCACTTGACTTTTGAAAATAACTAGCGCATAAAGCATTATCGAAACCCAAAGAGGACAAGAAAATGAAAGCCTTAACTTTAGACCAAGTTCGCCTTAAAGCGCCAGCCGCCTTCGCGACCAACCATAAAATGAGCGAGCGTTACGCGCAAGTTCAAACAACAGAGCTATTAGAACGCCTAGCCGGAGACGGCTTCCACCCCGTCGAAGCAAAGCAAGACAATCCGACGAAGCGCGACCCGGCTCTAGTCGCTCACGCGATAACGCTCCGCCACGAGAATTTCATCAAGCCGGAGCATAAGCTAGGGCCGCAAGTTCCTCAAATTACGCTCGTTAATTCTCACAACGGTCGGACGAAGTGCCGACTTTATGGCGGCTTCTTTCGTCTCGTTTGTCTTAACGGCCTCGTCGTTGGACGGCCTGACTTCGTTTCTGAAATTCGGCATTGCGGCGATGCGCTCGTTGAGGCCGCTGTAGCCGCGGACGATATTGCTGACGGCCTCGTCACGATGCAAGAAGCTATCGACCTTTGGAGCGGAATTAAACTAAGCGCCCACCGCCGCAATCAGTTCGCAAGAGACGCAGCCTCACTTCGTTTCGGAGAGCTTTCCAAGCAATATGACACGAGCGCTCTCCTCGCTACTCGTCGCCCGGAGGACGAGGGAGATGGCCTTTGGCGCGTCTTTAATCGCATCCAAGAAAACACGACGCAAGGTGGAATTATCGGCGAGACAGGAACTGGACGCGCCGTAACGAGCCGTGCGTTAACGGCCATTCAACCGAACATCGCCTTCAATCGTCAACTCTGGGAGTTGGCGGAGCGCGTCGCGGTCGCAGCTTAATGCGCGGGACAATTCGCAAAGCTCTATTAGAGCTAACAGTTATGGCCGCGTTCGTCGCGGTCGTCACACTCTGGCTCGTCGTATTGGCGGGCGGTCAATAGCCGAAAAGGAAATTAAAATGGCCAAAACTAGACTTACAAAAGCGAAGCGCGAAAAAATCGTTTCCGATATTAAAGAGCGCCTAGACGTTGGCGAGCTTCGCGTTGCCGCGGCCACAGCCCTCGTTATCGCTTATGCGGCAGTTCAAGCCGCTGTGGAGCGCAAATGCCCTAAAAAGATTACAAAATTCTTGCGAAGTATAACTGCACCCGTCAATCAAACGACCCAAAGCTAATTGGGAAGACAGGGATGACTCGCAAAGCTAATTTTTGGCAGGACGAAGCGCACCTGCTTCACGGACCTAAGCGCCTCGCTCCGTTCAAGGGTCCTGACGAATGGCGATTTTTCGAGAACATCGAATTGACTGACGAGGAGATGGCGGACGTCGAGGATTGGAAGCTGAAAAAATCTCAATGGCTTAAGCTCCGCGGGGAAAGGCTCGCAGATTTTAAGGCCGTCATTTTTAGCGCGACAAATGTCGAGGACTTAGAGGAAGTCTTGCCTCTTGAGCCGTCATATTTCGCGCCTCTTAAAAAGAAAAATCAAGCGCTCGCCGTTTCCGGCGCTATTGTTAAGCGCGTTAAATCTTCGACACTGGAGCCTGCAACTTAATGGCTCGACCTCACAAATATAGCGACGAGACGCGCGTTTGCGTTTCTCCGTCCGGCTCGCCGACGCTTCAAAAGAACGGCGCACGGCGAGCGATTATCGACCGTCTTATTGACGCGGGCGGGTGTTTAACGCTCGCGGAGCTTGATGAGGTTTTCGGCTATTCTGTCCGCGTTAAGGCGCTCGCTTTAATACGCATCGGCTGGCTTAAGGCGACGGAACAACGCTTGTCGGACGATGAAGCGAGGGTCGCGGCGAATAGAGCAGCGTTTGACAAAGGCGGCTTGCCTGTTTGTGACGATTGCGATGCTAGGGGCGTCTGCCAAATGAACTGCGGCCCTGCTGGCGGTGTCGATTATTGGCCTAACGGTTATGAAGAGAAGTGGTCAAAATGATTGTCGGAGCCGGGCTAGCCGGGCTTGTCGCGGCTCACGCCCTCCCCAAGCAGCCGATATTCGAGGCTGCGATGGAGCCGCGTGAGAGCCATAAAGCATTGTTGCGCTTTCGGTCGGACGATGTTGCTCGCGTGACGGGAATAGAATTCAAAGAAGTCGAAGTGCGCAAAGGAATTTGGCTCAATCCGAAAGGCGGATGGGTCGAGCCGTCGATTGAGATTGCTAACCTTTACTCAACGAAGGTCTTAGGAAAGCTCCTCTCCCGCTCAATTTGGAACCTCGCGCCCGTCGCTCGTTATATAGCGCCAGACGACTTCTATGAGCGTCTCGTGGCGAACGTCGCGGCCCGCATCGAATGGGGCCGTCCTGTAGATTTTCGCGAGGCTAAGGGCGAGCCGGGTCCGTGGATAAGCACCGCGCCGCTTCCCGTCGTAACGAAGGCCCTCGGCATCGAAGATGAGATTGAGTTCGACCGGGCCGCGATAACAGTGGAGCGTTGGCGCATTCCGAATTGCGACGTTTATCAGACGGTCTATTTCCCGTCTCCAAATCACACGCTCTATCGTGCGTCAATTACGGGTGATGTTTTAATATTGGAGTTTGTCGGCGACCCTTACGGGACTTATGCGCTCGACGTAAAGGAGGCGTTCGCGCTCCCCGCTCCGCTTTATGAGATGGAGCTTCTCGAAAAGGTCAATCAAAAATATGGAAAGATTGCGCCCGTAAACGACGAAAAGCGGAAGGCTCTTATTGGCCACCTCTCGTCGGAACATAACATTTATTCGCTGGGGCGCTTCGCGACTTGGCGCAACATATTGCTCGACGACGTTGTAAATGACATCAGCGTCATCAAGCGATTAACAACCATGGACCGCTATGAACAGCGGCTCGCAAATACTTAACCCAAAGAGGATATTACAATGCCAGAAGTTCAACTAATAAATTATACCGGGGCGGGAACGCCGGACCCGGCTCGTCACGCGGCGAACGTCCTAGTGTTCACAAAGCAAACCCGATTGGAGATGCGCAAGAACTTAATGGATGAAGTCGCGGCTTGGCCTTGGGAGAAAGTTCTTGAGGAGCTAACCTATATGGCAAACACAATTCCGTCGTCATGGGAGTTTGTCGAGTATAGCTTTTTGATCAACGATGTGACGCGGGCCTTCACTCATCAGTTCGTTCGGACCCGGACGGGAAGCTATGCCCAACAGACGATGCGCGTCTTAAACGTCAACGGCTGGACCTATGGGACCGGGCCGTCAATTGAGGCTGACATTGACCCGAAAGCCTCCTCAATTATCGACGAGGACGGGGAAGGAAATGCGAAGGCATACGATATAGAGGGAATAGGCCCAAGCGCCGAGCTATATCACGACACAATGGCGACGCTCGCGGCCACCTATGACGAACTTATTGAGGCAGGGATTAAGATTGAGGACGCTCGCGGCATCCTTCCGACAAATATCCATACCAACATCGTCGCGAAGTTTACCTTGCGGACGCTCGCCGATACAGCGAGGAAGCGAGCAAGTGGCCGCACCCAAGGTGAATATCGAACAGTCATGAATATGATGCTCGCCGAGGTTATCCGGGTCCATCCTTGGGCGGAGCTATTCTTAACGCGGACATTCGACGTTGCCGCCGCGGAGCTTGAGGATATTATTCGCAACATTTACGGGATGGATGAGACGGCGAGAGCTCACGCCGTTAAGCTCATCGACCAAATGCGTGCAACAGCTTAGGAGCGACCGATGAAATTTGTTATATTCGACATCGACAATTGCATATCGAACGACGCCCGGCGTCAGGAGAGATTGCCCGCGAAATTATCCGACGATACGAAGCGCCACACAATATCCGATACGGATTTTGAAGCCTATCATGAAGGCGCGGCTCTCGATAAGCCTATGAATGAGCATCTTGTTAACGGCCACATAACTGCGACTGAAGATGACATCGTCATTCTATTCATCACGGCTCGCCCGGAGCGCTATAGAAAGAAAACAGAATGGTGGCTTCGAGAAAAATTCCCAAGGCTTCAAGCAGCGGGCGGGCCAGAATGGCAAGTTTTGATGAGGCCGCGCCACAACATGGCTTCGTCGCCTGACTTAAAAGTCGCTCTTTTCGAGAACTTCGCTGCGAACGAGCTTGGAGCGAACGCCGACGGATGGGCGGAGGTCATTATGGCTTACGACGACCGCGAGGACGTGCTTAAGGCGTATCGCGCGAAAGGCGTCGCCAATCTCGTTCGCCTCGACCCGGAGGGAGCAATAGCCCTCGACGACATTCGGCGGAAGCCTCTCGGCTTAGTTCCGGGGCCTGACGAGCCGATGGGCGTCCCGGAGATACTCGAAGGAATGGCGCAGACGTTTCGCGAGCGAGGGGCGATATACGGCGACAACTGGGCGCTTCCGGGGAAAGTCCTCGCAGCCCTATTCGGCGGCGAGCTTCCCGAAGATATCAGCGTCACAGACACGAAGTTTGGCCTTTTCTATCATATGATAAATAAAATTTGTCGCCTATCAACAACAGGACTTTCCCACGAAGACAGCGCCCACGACATCGCAGTTTACGCCGCGAAGCTTGAAGAGCTTATTAGAATGGAGACAAAATAATGGACATTCAAGAATTTTTTAAGATTGGGTTGGCCCGCGATATTCCGCAACTTATCCCCAAGCCTGAAGGCGAGTTCGTCGGCATTGACATCGGGGCGAGCGGAATTAAAAAGACGCTTCCCATCTGCGTCGGATTGCCGGAGTGGTCGTGGCCGCGGGATAAGCTAGCTCACGACGACGAGAGCGTTGACATCGTTCACGCATTTCATTTCCTAGAACACCTTTCCGGCGAGGACGCAATAAGTATGCTTCGAGAAGTCGAACGCGTCCTTAAGCCCGGCGGAGTTCTTAACGTCGTCGTTCCATATTACAATTCATCGATGCAAGCTCACGACCTAACGCACAAGAGCTGTTATAACGAAAGCACTTTTGATAATTTGTTTGGGCAGCAATATTATGATATGGCGGGGAAGTGGAAGCTCAAAATCCACGCGCAATTCATAATGGGCATCGTCGAGCGAAATATGGCGCTGTTCGTCCAACTCGTTAAGACGTAATGAGCGCGGCCCAGACATTAGTCGTCGGTGACCGCTCTCATGAAATTCGAGATTGGACGCGCGACGGCGCTGTGTGCAGATATAAGTGCAAGACTTATGGACACTGGAACTATATATTTTTTCGTAACGAATTTATGAGGTTTAAGGGCTATGATAACCCTAGTATTTGATACAGAAACGACGGGCATTCCAAAGCATCCGAACGCACAAGATGAAGTTCAGCCGCGGATAATTGAGTTTGGCGGAGCGCTCGTCAACAGCGACGGCGAAATTTTGAAGGAGCTTAACTTTCTCATAAATCCTGAGCAGCCGCTCGAAGACGTCATCACAAAGATTACTGGCTTGACTGACGAGGACCTCGCAGACCAGCCGACATTCGCCGAGCGAGCGCCGGAAATTCTTGCGCTTTTCGCGGAGGCTGATGCGCTCCTTGCCCACAACCTTCCGTTCGATAAAACGATGATGGGCCTCGACATAGAGCGAGCGAAGGTTAAGGAATGGATTTGGCCGGGCGTCGAAATTTGCACAGTTCAAGAGCATGCCGACGATTGGGGGCGGCGTCCTAAATTGACAGAACTTTATGAGCACTATACAGGCGAGAAGCTCGCCCAGACCCATAGAGCTATCGAAGATGTGCGTGCGCTAATCACAGTTTGCAAAGCAGCAGGAGCGCTATTATGAGTGAATTTGATGATGCCATAGAGAGATTTGAATCAGCAATACAGCTAAATCCCACTGATTATTTAGATGCCAAGAAAAATTTGAAAAAATTATGGCTTGAGTTAGCAATTCCAGAGAGCTTATCTAGATTGGAATTCATATCTATGTCAGATGGAACTGTGGAGTGCAATCAAGGGTATTGGCTTTACCCGACAGAAACTGAAGGCTGTTCTGTGACGATGATAAATGACAGCTCAGACGAAATGGACAGCGCGCATTGTGACGATATAACAGAAGCAAAACTTTGGTGCGCCAGAAAAGAATTGGACAGAGATGTATGACAGCTTTCCCTCAACTAAGAGTGCGCTCAGAATATAGCTGGCGGAGTTGCTATGGCCCGGTCAAGGTCGTCGCCGAACGGCTTTCGTCGATTGGCGCTCCCTCCGCGGGCCTCGTCGATACGTCAGGAACTTGGGGTCACGTCGCTTGGGAGAAAGCGATGGACGGCGAGGGCATCGTTCCACTCTATGGAACGGAGTTTGTTATGCCGACGGAGGACGGGCGTAAGCCTCGCTGTTGGGTCCTCGCCACGGACTTGCCTAGCTTTTATCGCCTCTCCTCTCTCAACCCAAAGACGCCAGAGGAGATGGCGGGCGTCGAGGGCGTTCTGCGATTTGCGGGCGCGGCCCTTACTGACCCGGACCACTTCGATTATATTGACATAAATCCGCGGAGCCGCATGGCGACCCGTCGAGCGCTAGCCCTTCACAAGAAGACGGGCAAGCCGATTGTCATAACAAGCGACAACGATTATCCCGGACCAGAGGACCGCGAGCGCTTCTTGGCTTGGGACGATAGTAAGAAGATGACGCCTCAATATATCTTGACCGAACGCGAAGTGCGAGATGCGTTTAACTGGTTGCCCGGCGACGTTGTTGAGGCCGCGATACGCTCGACCCACGAGGCGGCGGAAAGAGCGAGCGGACTTAAACTCGCGATGGCTCCTATCATTAGCGTTCCCGGCGACCTTAATGCGCTCGCCGAAACGGGGAAGCAAATGAGATTATCGCGCGGCCATATCTCGGAATGGACAGAGGAATATCAAGCGAGGCTCCAGCGCGAGCTAGCGATGATTGAGCAAAAAGATTATGCGAGCTATTTCATCGTTGTTGCCGATATGATTAAATGGGCTAAGGAGCGAATGCTTGTTGGTCCGGCCCGCGGCTCCTCGGCTGGCTCATTGGTTTGTTACCTTCTCGAAATTACAGAGGTTGACCCGATTGTTCACGGACTAATCTTTGAGCGCTTTATCGACGTAAATCGCGACGACCTTCCCGACATTGACGTTGACTTTAACGATACGAAGCGCGAGCAAGTCTTTGCGTATTTAGGTGAGAAGTATGGCGCGGAGAACGTCGCCCGCATCGGGTCCGTAAATCGGCTCAAGCCGCGAAGCGTCATCGCTCACGTCTCTAAGAAACTCGGCATCGACCGCGGAGCGACATTTAACGTTGTCAACGTCCTAATCGAGCACAGTTCCGCTGACTCTCGTTACGGGAAAGCACTCGAAGATACGTTGACCCTAACTCAGCCGGGCCGCGAGTTTATCGCGAAGTGGCCGGAGGCTGCTTTGATGGGAGAGCTAGAGAACCACGCATCGCATTCCGGCGTTCACGCTGCTGGGATTATTGTTAGTAATGAGCCTGTGATTGATTATTGCACGGTGAGAGACGGGATTGCGCACATTGATAAGAAGGACGCCGAGCGACTGAACCTCCTTAAGATTGACGCGCTCGGCTTAAGAACGCTCGGCATTCTCGAAGACGCCGGGGCGCTAACGGCGCAAGAATTTTATGACTTGCCGCTCGACGACCCGGAGGTGTTTAAGATATTTAATGAGCACAAGTTCTCCGGGATATTCCAATTTGAGGGCGCGGCTCAACGGCGCGTCTCTATGCAAATTGACATAGATAGCTTTAAGCGCGTGGACCACGTTACGGCGCTCGCTCGTCCCGGACCACTCGGCGGCGGAGCGACGGACCTATATACAGAGCGGGCGAGCGGGCGAGCGGAAGTCGAATATCAACACCCATCGATGGAAGCATATCTCGGCGACGAACTCGGCGTTGTTCTATATCAAGAGCAAGTCATGAGAATTGTTCGCGAGATTGGCGGCTTCTCTTGGGAGGATACATCGATGATTCGGCGCGGCATGAGTGGCCGTCTCGGCATCGAAGGCTTTAACCGTTATCGCGACCGCTTCATCATCGGGGCCGCGAAGTTGGAAATTGCGGAAGCGACCGCAACTTCAATCTGGGAGGAGATTTGTAACTTTGGCGCTTGGGGGATGAATAAATCTCACACAGCGAGCTATGCCGTCATCAGTTATTGGTGCGCTTATATGAAGCGCTATCATCCGCTGCAATATGCTGCTGCTTGTCTGCGCAATGCGAAGGACGACGAGCAAACACTAGAAGTTCTCCGCGAGTTACGGGACGAGGGTGTTGAGTTTATCCCGTTCGACCCTGATGCGAGCGCTGCGAATTGGACTGTTGCTGAGGGGAAGCTCCTCGGCGGGTTCACAAATCTCGTCGGCATCGGACCGTCTAAAGCCCAGCACTACATCTTAAAGCGCGACGGCGACGGGTCCGATAAAGAGCCTCTAGGATTGACGGAGAAAGACCGCGAGAAGCTCGCGAAGCTTTCCCCTAAGCACGTTGACTTAACGCCCGCTCACACGATGTGGGGCCATATTTACGATGACCCGGAGGCCCATAATATACACGGAGCCGTTAAGCAGTTTAGCGAATTAGGGGAAGGCGAAAACGCCGTTGTTATCGTCCGTCTCGTCCGCGTTGACCGTCGCGACAAGAATGAGAAGCTCCTCGTTGGTAAGCGAGGATATGCGATGAAAGGTCAGACGCAATTTTTAGATTGCTTTATGGTTGACGATAGCACGTCGAAGCCTATCCGCTGTCGCATCAATCCCCGCAACTGGAACTCTTATGGGGAGACGCTGGCCGATAAAGCTGTTGCTGGCCAAGACTGGTTCATGCTCAGGGGGAAATGGCTCGATAAATTCTCGATGATGGCCGTTAATAAGGTTAAGTGCCTAACTAACCCGGATATGTTCGAGTGAGGAAAGCGGAACAAAAAGTTTGGGACGCTATGAAGCGGGCCGCGCCCAAGTCTTTATGGATGCAGCGCGTCGAAAATCTCGCCGGGGATGGAATGCCTGACGTTTATGTTGAAGGGCCTTGGGTCGAATTAAAGGCGGCGAAGCTCCCAAAGCGCTCGACGACCCGGCTTCAATATAGCGAAGGCGTCCGAACGTCTCAAGTCAATTGGCACCTTAAAGCGGAGACGCGCGGCGTCGTTTCGTATATACTGATAAGGGTCGAGGAGCTTCCGCGCGAGCCGATGTTGCTGCTTGGGGGATTTGCTAAGTGCGTTAACGATTTTACGCTCACAGAAACCAAGGCCGCGGCTTGCGCCATCGGCTGGAAAGCTATTTTTGAAAGGCTGGTGAAATGAAAACTACACCGATGGCCCACCAAGTGGAGGGGCAAAGACGCCTTGACGCTGCTCCTGAATTTTTCGCTTTAGGCGCAGAGCAAGGGACAGGGAAGACTTGGATGCTGATGAACGATGCCGAGCGCCAATTCAATCGCGGGCTGATTAACGGCCTCCTCGTTATCGCTCCGAAAGGCGTCCACGTCAACTGGGTCCGGCGCGAAATCCCGGCCCATATGAGCGTTCCTAATCGCGCGGGATATTGGTTGAGCGGGTCGGGGAAGCGCTATCTTAAGACGCTGGAAAAAATCTTTTGGGCAGAGCAAGGAGAGTTAGCAATACTCACGATGAACGTCGATGCCGTGAATACAAAAGACGGCCACGCGATGGCGGAGCGTTTCTTGCGTCAATATCGCTGTATGTTTGCAATCGACGAGAGCCAGCGAATTAAAACGCCAACAGCAAAGCGGACAAAGAAAATTCTCGACCTCGCCGAGCTAGCCGTCAGTCGTCGCATTGCGAGCGGAACGCTCGTGGCCAATAGCCCGCTAGACCTCTTCAGCCAATATCAATTCTTGCGGCCCGGCCTTCTAGGAACAAATAGCTTCAGAGCATTCACTGCAGAATATGCAGAATTGTTGCCGCCAGAGCATCCGCTAGTCCAGACAATTCGCCAGAGGAGCCGCGCCCGTGGGTTGCCCCAAGTCATAGCGAAGGAAGGCGGGCGACCAAAGTTCAAAAACTTAAAGAAGCTCCACGACCTCATAGCGCCTCACACATATCGCGTCTTGAAGTCGGATTGCCTCGACCTTCCTGATAAGATTTACACGACGCATTACTTTGAATTGTCTAAGCCTCAACGTCGCGTCTATGAAGGCATCAAGGCGGACTTGCGATATGAGCGGAGCGACGGCGAGATTGACACATTCACAGCCCTAACGCTAATCAATAAATTGCGCCAAGTAACGAGCGGCTTCATAATGGTGGACGGGGAAGCGACAAGCCTCCGGGAAGCCGCGCCGCGCCTCTCAGCGCTTAAGGAGATAGTCGCCGACGCAGGAGGCCAGCTGATTATCTGGGCGACGTTCCGCGAGGAGATAAAGCAAATCGCGGAGGCTCTCGCTGACGAGGGCGTCGTTACCTATTACGGCGATACATCGGACGAAGCTCGCGAAGATGCTGTGGACGATTTTCAGGCGGGGAAGGCCAGAATTTTCATAGGCAACAAAGCTGCCTCGACGGGACTGACTTTGACTGCCGCCTCGACGGTCGTATTTTATTCTAATGAGTATTCGCTCGAAGTCCGTTCCCAAAGCGAAGACAGGGCGCACAGATACGGCCAAACTAAAAGCGTCGTGTATATTGACTTGGCGGCGCGGGACACGATTGACGAGCAGATAGCTGCTGCGCTTCAATCGAAAAAAGGCGTGGCCGCGGAGGTATTGGACGGAGCCTTTTAATAGGTCTGCGCCTATAATTTGAAACCAAAATGGGATGGGCTAGTGCCCGCTCAACTCGACGAGAAGGAACTTATCAATGGCGGGATTTAATAAATTAGAGGGCGAATTTGCAATCACCCGGACGAACGGCGTCTATAAGCAGGTGGACGTGTATGAGCGCAACGGCTACCTATTCGTCAAGCACGGCTCCGGCTTCATTCAACTCAATCATACGGGCGGAACCTCCACGCCGAAAGTCAACCTCGACGAACTAAATATTGAGACGCCGATAGCCATGAGTAAGCTGGGACGGCTTTGCGTTAAAGGCCACGCGGGCGTTCCTGACCAAAAGCCTCTCGACGCAGATAAGTATTTTCTGACTAGAGCGCAAGTCACTAAGTTGGGCTAGTGAAAACTGAAGCCCGATATGGGATGGACGTTTATGTGACTGACGGCGTTCACGAATTTTACGGTAAGGTCACGAGCGTTTCGACGCTTGGGCGCTTCACGGTTGCGATGCTATCGGAGGGAATGAGCGCGGCCCTCGTTAGGCAATTTCACTATGACGGGACCTTAGTGAGACGCCGGGGCCGCGGCGCTCTCTCGAAGCTCCGCGCGGAGCTTATCAGCTAGGAAACTATTGACGTTATTATTGGCGCGTGATCGCTCATACCTTCTCGAAACCACGTCGAGCGCTCTGAGCGCGGACTATATCCTTTTGGCCAATCAACGTGCACAAGCTCGTCATCGACAATTTTTACTTCGTCTGACGCAATGAAATAGTCTAAGTCTGCAATTTTATAACGCGACCGCTTAGAGGGCGTCCAAGTGTGGTCTGAATCTTTAGATAGCAAGCGAAGTCCTGCCAGTTTTAGCTTTCTCTTAATCAGGCGAAGCTCGCCCTCTGTTTCAAATCCAAAGCCATACGGCAAGTCAAGGCCGAACGTATTAAGGTCGCCCATGACAAGAAGACGCTTTTTAGATTTACGAAAAATTTTCCCAAGCTTAAACATCGCAGCGAATTGCTCTGCCCTAGTTCCTATGGCGTGATAATCTGCGTGAGACTTTAGGTGAAGGGATAAGAATGAAGTTTCCACGCCGTTAGGCGTCGTCACAGTCGTCATAAGGCCGGGCCGCAAGAAATTATTTCCGCCCTTAAATGAGTCTCTCTGATCAAATCCTATCTCGCCAAGAGAGCTTCGCGCCCCAACCAAAATCTCTTGCGACTGCGCTCCGCTCGTCGTCATCCATACATACCCCGGCAAGTCAGATTTTAACAAGCCGTATATCGTCGAGCCTTTTATTTCATATAAGCTAATTATATCAGGATTTTGGGCACGGAGATAAGCAACGACGCGCTTAAGGCGTCCGCTATCGCGACCAGAGAAATGCTTTACATTCCAAGATAATACTTTCAGCGTCGTCATTTCTTTCGCTCCTGGTCGCGCTCCTCGATGCGGTCGCGCTCGCTCTCAAGCCAGTCATATCGCTCGTCAATTTCGTCGTTAAGCGCATCCCATTTATCATTCCACGCCGGGATGCAAACATCGCGATAATACGACGACGCTCGCTTGCTGTCCTCCGGTGTTCGCTCCGCTTGGGCGATACAAACAGGCTTAGTTCGGGTCGCGGCTCCTATCCGGGTTGGGATTAAAACTTTGGTCCGCGTCTCCTTGGTTGATATCAAAGCCCCCCCGCCGTTGCAAGCCGTCAGACCAAGGCTCGCGCAAACAAGGCTTGCCGTCAACATACGCTTTAAGTTCTGCATTTTCTGCCTCCAGTACTTGTAGCCGCGCCGATTGCTGGCGCAGAAATTTATTTGTGCTCGTCAACTCACGTTCTGCTGCGCTCACTTCGTGCTTGTCCTTTGAGGCTCCGTCCTCTGCCGTGTCCTCGGCGTCCTGCTGTTGCGCCTCAATCGCTCCGGCCTGTTCGTCTATGACGATGTCTGTGACAATGTCGTCTTTGATGCCCGCTTTCCACGCGTGATAGCCTCCGAAAATAAGCCCGCCCATGACGAGATATTTGACGCCCGCTGCGACGATAGGTGTGACGCCGAGATGTCTCGCGACGAATCCTGTTATGCCTGTCGGCGTCATAAGTCAAGCCCGGCCCGGCAATATCGGCGCTCGGCTGCTCTCCGTCGAACGAGGCCGCGGACGACACGCCCTCCGGCCTTATTCCACCACGTAAGAGCTTCGCACCCGCCAGCTATATCGCCCCGGTTAAGGCGTCTTGTGGCCGTCGAGCGTCCGGCTCCACGAATGCCTACGTTGAACGCTAGGCTCGTATAGGCGGCATCTCGTTGCGGCGTTAAACGATAGGCGAGCGTGGAGCGATTGAAGCTCTCGTGAAGGCCCTCTCTATATTCGTGTATTTCCTCAACCAGCAAGTCATAGCAAGCTGCGTCAGTCATATACTTGCCCGGCCCGGCGGTCCGCGTGTGCCCATAGCAAATCGTCCACACACCAACAATATCTTGATAAGCGTGATTGCGCTTGCCTTCCCAGCGCGATATTAACTCAAAGGCAACATCGTCGAACTCGGCTCGCTCTTGCGCCATCGCTGGGACGTTGAGGCTGCAAAGGACTGCAAAGAACAGCAAGACTGCTCCGCGCCGCTTCCATTTATGAGCTTTTGGCTGGGGAATGAATCTCGAAACGATTATTGCAATTAAGAACCAAGTCAATATCCAAGTCCAAGAGGCAGGGTTGGTGTCCACTTCCCAGAACTTATATATGATGTCGGAGGCATGAAGCAGCAGAAGAGCTGCGACAGCGAACCAAACGGTGTATGCCTTTTGAAGAATAACTTTCCAGTCACTTACAATCCAATTCATTGCTTTAATTCCTTTACAATTAATGTTGTCAGGTCCTTGTGATTTTGTCGCATTTCATTTCCCAAGTTCTCTATCCCCCGCTCAACACGTCGAACGCTATCCCTGACATCATCTTTGCGCGCAAAACTTTCGTTGACGTCATCTTTAAGTTCGTCGATGCGCTTATGCGTTGCGGCGTTTCCATCAGAAATGCGTTTGCTTATTTGTCTGTCGCGAACGATGATGCCGCCAATCAACGTTAGAATGAAGCCGCCGAGAGCGAGAAAAATCTTAAAGCCCTCTATCATAGATAATTCGTCCATAGCTCTTATCCTCGTTAGCTTACTTGGGCTATGGCTTGCGCTGCCATTGAATGCGCTTGAGCGATTGCCGTCTCGACCTCTTCAATGGAAGTCGCCGCCTCGACGAGTTTCTCAGACGTTCGGCGAATGCCCCCCGCCAACGAAATCAATTGCTCGGCTCCGGCGTTCTTTGTCATTATCTTTTCCGCCATGACTTGTGGAGCCGTATCGCCGAGGGCTTCGCGCTCTGGCGCAGTAAGCAGCCCGATTAACAATGAAGCCGCGACCTCCTCTCCGTCATTGAGATAGCGCTTCGCCCAATCGCGCTGGCGCTCCCAAGTGTCTCGCTCGTCCTTAGTTGGACTGCCCATAAACTCCACGAGCAGCTCGCCAAATTGAATTTTGATATTATGAAGTGCGACGAACTTCGCACCCTCCAGTATGGCCTCTTCAGAACCTTCCCCCAAATCAGCCCTTAACTCTTCAATCAAGCGCACTTCGCGCTTGCCGTCCAAAGACACAAATGCCTCTATGGCGTTCCCTTGGCCGTCCGTCGCAAGTTTTATCAATTTGTCTATCATTTTATGTTATCCTTACTGGTCAAGAAACTGCCGTGATGTGACTCGCTACCAAGCCGCCGGGCTGCGCGGCAGTTCCCGTAACACTTCCAATGCTAAATTGCGTAGCGCCCAAGTGGCGGTCCATGTGCCTAACACTTAAGCCGCGGGTAGCGACGTGCCCCGTTGCTCTCTTATGAAATAACCTAACTAGCTGGCCTGTACTGCCAATCAACGTATATTCTTCTCCGTCGCGGAAAGCATCGCCTTTTGCGCGCAGTTGAAACGCGCCTCTAAAGCCCGTTGATGAAGAGGCATCACTTTCGAACTGAACTTGCAATTCTTGATGGCTCAACGCGCCTCTGTGCGTAACGTCGAAGATAGCTGATGTGTGGATAAAAGTTCCCGTTGTTTGCCAGCGACAAACTTCGAACCAAATCCCGTTTTGTGTGTTGGGGTGCGCTCCGAATTGAAAAGTCTTGCCAGCGTAAGGATTGTGCAAGCCAAGGGCGCTCATAGAAACGTCATCAGCAATCGCTTGACGCTCGGCTGCAGTCAACACGCCAGTCATCCCGCGACGTCTCATAGGGAAAATTGTTTTTCTTGTCATACGCCAATTCTTTCTGTTAACGTAAGCTCCCCGCTTGCTAAGCGAGGCCCTGTGTCATTTGATCTGTGTATCTCGAAATATAACGAAACTGGCTCGCCCGCGGAACTAGCCAACGGGACTAGCTCAAAGCTAGTAGCGGACCAATTCAAACTTAGTAATGTTGTCGTCGTTTCGTCCGTCAATTCGTCGTCGCACTCCATATAGTCTTCAACTGCGAAACACTCATCTTCATATTCTTGCCAAGTCTTGGTTTCTGTCGATAGTGAAACTGACAAAGTCGCGAGAGCGGGCTGTCCCGGAGCCGTCGCGACTTTGCAAGTCAACTCCTCCCCGGACCAGTCCGTGTCAACGATAGGAATTGTCTCGCCGTCGGAAAAACCTCGTGCTGCGCTAAGTGAAATGAAAGGCTCTCCTGCAGTTACTGCTGCTCCTCGTTGTTTCTCAAATGCCACTTATGCACTCCAAATGATACGACTTCAAAAGTAAGGTATTTTTTGTCAATAGTCTAGCTGAAATTTCCTTCATCAGAAAGAGATGCCTCCATAATATATCGTGAACAAATATACATTAACGTCAATGAAAGCGACTTCGCCAGAGGATGCTGTTACTGTACAACGCGCAACGCCGTCTCTGTTCTCTGCATCAGTTCTCGAAAATGTAGTTGATGCACTATTGGGCGAGGTTATCGTGATGCCAGCTCCACCGGATTGCCACGACCATGAATAAGAATACGTCGCTCCGACTGGACCTGTATCAACTGAAACTGTCACTTCGGTAGTTACTGTGGAACCTCCATAAACGGACGGGGAACTGCTAGAGAGCACAAAAGAACCGTCTGAGTTATTCACAAGGCCAACAGCGACAAGAGCGACCCCATCAGCAAAGCTCAAATCCCGTTCAACTTGTGTAAATGTATTATCCAGCAACGGGTCATTTCCGTCGAGAGCCATAACTGCATCGCCAGCCCAAGCCCTAATTCCCAAATCGACTAAGCCATCTTCATTCCTTCCGACGCTATCAACGACCCATCTTCGTCCGTTGATAGCGGCAATTTCCGTGTTGGCCAAATCAATTAAGTCGCCAATCGGAACGGCGAGAAAACGCAAAGGTAAGTCGGCAAGTTCAGCCTTAGCTGTTGCTCGTGATATATATATTTCTTGCTTCAAAAGTGTTAGTCCTTGTGAGCCGCTCGTCACCATATTGAATGGGATTTTGTCGAACCGAGGAATGTGATTATCAGCCAAAAACCACTCCGGGCGCGAATATATTGGAAGCGATTTATTCGCAAAACGCTCTAGCGGCTCTACATACTCGCCTTGAATTTCATTATAAACTTCTGTCGAAAGTCCGTCTTCATTATATTCCTTTACATAAGCGTCGCCAAGGCCCTCAAAATCTATCTCGCCCCATAGCGTCCGAAAACTTGCCGGAACAGTTTTAATAAAGCCGGGCGCTTCAATTCTCGTCGCGTTCATGCACTTATGGATCTCCTCTTGGTCTGCAGACGACGCAGAGCGGATTAGCCCGTTGACGTTATACTCTCGTTGATGCGCGTGCGTCGCTGCTGCCTTTACATATTCTACATCCATCAAGCCGAGTGGGTAGCCATTCCCCGCGACAAGTGCTCTGTGCCCCGGCGCTCCATCCCAAAAGCCATAGTCAAATTGCGCATCGACCAATATTGCATTCGTGCTATATGCATAAGTTGAGTAATCGTCGTATGATGCACCAGCAATTCGCGGGTCACAGATTTTTGCACCGCGGAGCCGCCACTTCATTTCTGGTGGAGAGTTGAGCGGGACGAATGAACGGCCCTGCTTGCTCTCTGGGTCGTCGGCATCGCCAAGGTCGTCGTTGGTCGCTTGGGCGGTGAATACGGCAATGCACATTTCACCGCCCGTATCGGTTGTTGCGAAGTCATTCGGAAATTTTCCATTCAGATACGGGCCAAGCTCTGCATTGTTTTCGCCAAGGAATAGGCGAACCCAACAACGCTGCTCGCCGTTCTTTCCTCTAAATTCAGGATTCATTACATAAACTTCGCCCTGCGTTGGGTCGCCGGATAAATTGGCTAGAGCGCCATTTATGTAAAGCTCAACGAAGCCAGAACAAGGACGTATAGAAAGCGCCGTGACCCAAGTAAAAAATTCCTTTTGAGTTCCGCCATAAGAGTTGTCATAAAGAGCGACGCCCCCAACAATTCTTTCTCCGATTAAAAGCTCTGCTTTTTCTCTATCTGACCTTCGACGCTGAACTGTCGTCCCTGCGTCAACACTTTGCGTCTGGCTCTTAGGCTTAGGAACTAAGGCCGTTGCAACGAAGGCTGCGACCGCTGCGCCCGCCAGAACGGCTGCGCCAATAATTAAAGAAGAGATAACGGCCATTATCTTCTAAGCTCCCAAGTCGATTGAACCTTAAAATAACCGCGCCGGAGCAAATAATCAACCAACTCGTCTGGCGATGTTGATAATGTTGAAAGCCGCAGAATTGCCGACCTTGCCTCGCACCAAGCCTCCGCTTTCGCTAATAGACGAAGCCCGCAGCGCCCCTCGGCGAACCAGAATGACTCATCTGCATATAGAGCCTTCCCGAACGGAGACGGCGGCGCTAACGCTAACCCAATCGCTCCGTCTTCGCCCATAAGAACAACTCTGTCAGAACGATTAAAATGAGCCTTAAGCCAATCGCTAGCAAGTTCCTCGTCAAGCGGGTCTTCCGCCCAAGGGGTCGTTTCCTTGAATTTTTTTCCAAGCTCAATCAAGCGTGGGATGTCACGTAATGTCGCTAATTTAATCATCAGAATAAATTGATGCCGTTATTAAAATTATAAACGCCTCCGCCCGTTGAGCCTGACGTAACGACGCCGGAGCTTGAGCCTTTAGTTGTGTTCCATCGCGCAACTCCATTTGTAAAGACTGTGTCAGCGAGATTGCGCAAAAGGCCATCAGCGGGCCAGCGTTGTTGATGGTCGTTGTGCGTATAAACTCGTTCAGGAAGGCGTCGAGAATAGGCGCGATAGGATGCAGCCGACAAAGTCCAGAGTGACCCTTCCTCTCTATTCGAGCGGTCTAAATTTGTTTGATCAACAAAGCCAACGAAAATAGGAATGAGACCTATTGGCGAATTTGAAATTACATCAAGAACCATTGTCGAAATTTGTATTGGCCTGTCCCGAAGGGGCGTCGCCATCAACGCAATTAACAATTCGTCTGGCGTTCCGTCGGCAGTTGTGAAAGCCGCGCCATCGAGGTGAATTTTCGCGCTATCAGCAAGCGTTCCTGCGCCGAGCGCTAGGGACTCAATCTCTCCTGCCGGAACTTCTACATATAAATTTCCATCGAGCGTTTGGGGAACTGTGTCTATGATGAAGCGCTTAACTGTCCCGTCGGCAAGCGTCACAGCAACGCAGTCGCGCGTCGAAATCATATCTTCACTTAAGGCTGCAATCGCTGCGTCATATCCCGTCTTATCAACTATCAATTTGACGCCCCCGTCCACTCAACGCCTTGAATGCGAGCCTCCTTTAGCTTTCCGCCAGTCGGAGGGCGATAGCGTTGCATATCGATGGCAAATGCTGCACAAGGACGAATGCGCTCTAGTGAAATGGACGCGCCTGAAAAGGTAAGGCGAGGACGTTTTTCGACCTCAAGCGCCTGAGCTGACCCGGTCAGCTTAAGCGTCTCTAAGGCTCGATTGTAGTGACGCTTCCCGTTCAAAATAAACGCAAAAGGGTCACCGACAGATATCACGTCGCCCGCCGTTCCCGTGACTGTGACTGTGCGATTTTCTTTAGAAAGCCCGGATAGCGTAACCGCCTTAACGACGCTCGCTCTCAATTGCGGTGGCACGCCCATGACGTGCAAAGGAAATGGACAAAATCTATCATAAAACAAAAAAGGAGCAAGGCCTTTATTTTTTGCAATAAGCGCTCTAATTTCTGTTGCCTCTTTAATCCGCAAATCAGAAAAGGTCGCGCTAAACATCCAGTAAGGCGAACCAAACTCTTGCGGCTGCGCTCCGATTGATGCAGCGCGAACGCGCTCAACCAATGTTATTTCCGAAACTTGAGGCCGCGAACTCCAATGGGTAACGCCTTGAGTATCTGAATGAAGAGATAGCGGATCATTGTAATCTATAGCCATTAGCCTATTCCTCTTTGCTGTCTATCAAATGTTCTTTTCTCCACAGCCTTAATGGATTTTGCTTGTGCCTCTCTACCCTTCTTGTCGGCGTATTCAAAAGCGCGTTGCGTATCGACGCCCTCAATCTTGAATGACTGATAAATGTTTTGTTGGCTAACGGCACGGGCTTGCGCAGCCTTAGATATTCCGCCTGAACCTCTTGGCGCGAGCGCACTCATTCCATCATTGCCCATTCCGAATGCTTCTGCGATTGACTTCCCGCCAACCTCTCTGCCGGGCTTTGTATGGTCAACTATGCTTTCGTTCGGGTGAACTATCGCATATCGCCCGCCCTTCCCGTCAACGCCTCCGACGCGAGCGCCTCCGCCTGTGTGTCCCCCTCCGTCAAAAGTCTGGCTTGCGATAATACCGATTTGAATAGCGCCTAACGCTCCAACAAGGATTGCTTTCGGAATGTTGCCTGTTGCGAGAGCCGCGGAAACGCCTTGCGCCGTATGAACCACTGCTTGACCTAAAGCGACAATCTGTTGTGCTTTCGCGGCAACTTTCGCGGCCTTTGAATTTTCTTTTCCCGCAGCTTTTAGTGCCGAGGATATTCCTCCGAGCAAATTTTGTGTTGTCGATAATTGAGATTGCGCGGAAGCGAGACGGGCTTGTTGTCTCGCTGCATCAGCCTCTGTTTCAATTTGTGTTTTTTTCGCCTCGAAATTGCGAACTGCCTCAAGTTCCTCTGTGCGAAGCTCCTCTAGCTTCTCCATCTTAGCGCGTTCAATCTCGTCAATTCTTGTAAGTTCATCTTCGAGTTCGCTTCCGCCAGTTTCGGTGAGAGCGTCGAACTCTCTCGTTGCGTCACGATTTAAAGTTGTGATGTCTGCGTTTGCCGTCGTCAACCCTGCTTGGGCGTTGGCTTGCTGAGCGAGAAGCTCCGGGCTTTCGCCCTTCTTTGCTATTATAGCATTTATATAATCAAGTTCGGCTTGATAGCGCTCTTTGACTGCCTCCAGTTCGATGCGCGTCGCTTCGAGCGCTCGTCCTGCGACGCGTGCTTGCGCGGCCTCAATCTCGGCAAGATATGTGAGACGGTCTTGGCGCGAGGCGAAGACATCTTGCGCGTCCCGTTCCGCTTGCTCTTTTATCTCCGCGCTAGCTTTCAATTCCGCATCGACAATTTCATCAATGTCAGCTTTCGCAGCGGCGTGAGCTTTCGCCCGGAGAGCTTCCTTCTCACTCTCTGCCTTTGTTGATTTATCAATAGCTGCAAGACGAGTATCAAGAAGCGCTTGAATTTGCTCGCGCTCCGTTCGACCTAGTGCAGCAATGACCTCTAGCTGTCGCTCAAGAGCCTTGTCAACTTTCGGCTCCTCGGCTCTCGGCGGCGCTATTACTTTCTCGACCTTAGCTGTAACAGGAACCTCGACGGGCGCGGGCGCATCCAAATCCTTTAACTGAGCGCGAGCAGCCTCGACCTTAGCTAAAGCCTCTGCGTGCTCAATTTGAAGCTCTAGCGCTTTGGACTGCTTCTTAGTTAATTTAAGGCCGTTCGTTGCACGCTCATTCGCTTCCTCAAGAAGCTTGTTAAACCCCTCTTGCTTCAATCGCTTTTCTTCATCAACAGAAACTAAGCGACGTGAATTGCCTTGGCCTGAACGCTGATGAGTTCTGACGAAAGTTAATTTATTTTTTTTGCGCTCAATTTCATTTACAGCGGACTGTCCTGATGTGGCCTGAGCGCGAAGCAAAGTCTTATAAACTTCTGCAAGCTCTTTGTTTTTAGCGATGCGCGTGTTAAGAGCGTTGACTTCTAAAAGCATTGCAGCGGTGGCGGCGTCGCCAATCTCCACATTGGCTGCGGCAAGGTCCTGCGTCAATTCCTCTAAGCGCTTAGTGTCTTGTTGCAATACTTTATTTGTCTTATTCAAGTCTGCGAGCGTCTTGTCGAAGTTCTCTATTTTTTGTGCAGCATTATCCGCGGCTCCACCAAATTGAACAAATGCAGCAATTGCTCCAGCGGCGATAGCGACCCAGCCAACAGGACCTAAACTAACGAGAAGGGCCTTAACGCCTAGCGATAAGCCTTTCATAGAAACTGTCGCGACATTTGCTGTGGCTGCTGTCGCTAAAAATGAAGCTCGCGCTGCGCCAAGAGCCGTGAGAACTCCGCCGATTGCTTTAGCAGATATAAGCCCGGCAGCGGAGGCCGCGAGAACGATGAGAGCTTTGTGGAATGTATCAGCATTCTCGGCCACGAATGTAAGCAAATCTTGCAAATTCTCTAGCCCGTTAATAAGAGCCTGTTCACCGCCCGCTTCGCCCATCGCGATTGCCAACTCCTGAAGCCGAGATTTTGTAGCCAATAATGCGCCATTAAGGTTGTCGTCCATTATAGCTGCAGTCCGGGCGGCGCTTCCCGCGGCGCTCTCATAAGCCGTCTCAAGCGTCCCGATTTTATCAACGCTATCCAAAAGAACTAGCAACGACGCAGCCTGACGGTTGCCGACGAGTTCGCTCGCTTTAGCTAGGTCGATGTTTTGCGTTGCCAAATTTTTAAGTGCGCCTTGTAATCCTCCGGCCTCCTCGCTCAAATCGACGCCATTAGATGCGAGTTGAATTAGAATGTGACGAAGCCCAGTCCCTGCGCGGGTCGCTTGAATGCCAGCGTCAGAAAGAGCGGAGATTGCGGCAGAAGTTTCCTCAAGCGATACTCCGACGCTGGCTGATGCAGGAGCGACGAATGAAAGGGCTTGACCTAATTGTTCGACGTTCGTGTTTGAGCTATTAGCGGCGAGAGATAGAACGTCAACGGCACGTCCCGCTTCCGATGCATCGAGCCTAAAGCCTTGAAGGACGTTCGATGCGATATCTGCTGCGGAGCCTAATTCTAGCGCCCCGGATTGCGCGAGCAAAAGCGTGCCCTCAATCGACGCCATGACTTGTTTTGTATCAAAGCCCGCTCGACCTAAAGCGACCATTCCGTCAGCTGCTTGTGAAGCGCTGAATCTAGTTGTTGCGCCTAGCTGACGCGCCTTATCTTCAAGCTCCGCGAACTCTGACGATGTTGCGCCTGTAACGGCCTTGACCGTGGACATACTTTGTCTAAAGTCTGCGATTGTTTTTGCGCTGATTGTAAAGGCTGCGCCGATGCCGAGCGTGCCGACGCCTGAAACGCTGCCCAAAGTTCTTGCGACATTCTTTGAAAATTTCTTGGCGCGACGCTCCATCCGGTTCATTCCGGCGTCCCACTTCTTGTTTCCGCGCTTAACGTTGCCCTCAAGCTTGTCAATTGCCTTCTTTAAGTCTCTCTCAAACTTTTTCGTCCGCGCTTCGAGCCGCAGAATAAGTTGCGCTTCACTGCTCATCCTCGGCTCCTTTCGCTTCTGCGGCTTTAAATGCCGCGATTAGCGCTTCATGGTCATCGTCACTTAGCGCCTCGTCTTCGCCCGCTACGCCTTGGGACCGCATCCACCCGGCGTAAGCGCACATAAATTCCCAGAGAGATGTATCGCCAACGTCTCGCGGAGATAACCCAAGAGCGCCCCCAACCTCCCAAAAAGAAGCGAAGCGCCAACGGTCGCCAGATAGCGGCGCTAGGCTTTCGCCGTCTCCGCCTTTGCTTGCGACTTTCCCGGCGGGTCATCGTCTGGAGCCTCCAACCCGTTGATAAGAATTGAGATAGCGATGGTTCGCCCTTCGCTGAGCCAAGCTCCGCGCTCGTCGAGATAGCGCTTGACGAGCGCTCCAGCTTCTTTAGGTTCAACGCCCGCCGCCTCAAGTCCAAGTCGAATAACGTGGCGCGGGTCATCAATCTGCCAATCCCCATTTCGGAGGTCAGTCAAAACGCGATGAGGGCCGCGCCCGGTTAATTCTTGGAGGCGTCGAAGCTCCGAAAGGCGAAACGCAAAATCACGCTCCTCGCCTCCGAAATCCAAGCGCGTTACGCTTGATGCCGACATTATGCTGGGAGTGACGCTTTAACGTAATCGCCAGTAAACATACCGCTCAAAGAGCCGTCCGCATACTGCTTGCGGCTTGAATTGAACTCGAAGTTCTCAAACTTGACATAACCAGTAAGCGTGAACCCAGCGCCGGGCTTTCCGACTGTGGCTTTGCACTTAACACTTTGTCCAGTCATATGGATGTCAGCGAACGTATCAACGTCATCAGCGTGGAGCTTTCCGCCGCCATTAAATGTCGCAGAGCGACTATCAGCTGTATGCTCTGGAATATCAGGCAAATTTGGATCAGCACAATCGGGAAGGGATGACTCAACATACGTGTTGGAAAGCGTTAACGCTTTGTCCCCGTTAATTGTGCAGAATTGCGAATATGTCCCTGTATCATCTACATCAAATGCAAGAAGCACTTGCGTGTAGCTCACTCCATTTACTCGTGCCATGTGCTGTCTCCATTAAATTAAGCGGCGGTTGTTAAAACTTACTCTGTATCTTCCAAAAGGTCAAAAACCCATTCAACAATAGCGACATGCGCTATCCCCTCGACTAAGACGCTTTGCGTCCCTGCGTGATATGAAACTATATCATCGCTAATAAATCCTTCAATCGTAAATTCGTCCGCCATCGCTTCACGAACTCTTTGCGCGAGAAGCTTTGACTTTTTTCGAGACGGACCTGCTGCGTGACATCGGATGAATGCCCGAACTTGATATTCATTCGCGAGTTGATTTTCCCCATCGGTGAGAACGTCGTCGCCAATTAAAATGAATGGGAGGGCCGCGGTAAATTCTGACGCCTCGACGTTGTCAACAGTATCGACATCATCAAGCTCCGCCGAAAGCCTCTCATAAATTGCCTTTTGAACTGCCCAAGATGGATCACTCATTTTATAGCTCCCGCCATCTGTCGCGCTGATTTATTCATAGCTCGTCGCATCCGGCCTTTCCAGCGTTTCTTATTTAAATTCCAGACGCTATAAAAGAAGTCTGTATCATTTGCAAAAAGAATTGCCTTAATTCTTTCGAGTTTATCGGCTTCGCGCCCCGGCTTATTAGGCCGTGACGTAGTCATCGCGAAGCCGATAGCCAAGCGAGTTCTATAGGCCGTCGCCACAGCTTTTGATTTGGTCTTCCCTTCGTCGCTAGGAACTAGCGCTTGCATATAGCTCGCTGCCTCTTGCGCATTTTTCTTTTGAGCATCGTGGATATGCGCCCCCGCTATGTCAGGAAAGCGACGCATGCCCTTAGTTAACCGAATCAAATCACGTCGAGAAACTACATCAGTCATCACGCGTTCCCGTCTGCGTCAAAATCTTGATGACTCTATCACGCTCATCAGGCCAAGTCGCTTTTACGTTGTGAATGATTCCTGTCCGCTTTTCGGTTATCCGCATCAAGTTTGATATTCCGCGAGTTCTCGAAGAAAGGCGGACAAAAATGTGATGCGTTAAAATTCCGGCCAAGGCGTCGCCAGTAACGCCCTCCGTTCCGCTTTTTTGAACTATGCGAGCGTTAAGGTCGTCTTCGACTAACTCCCAACCTTGCTCGAAGCCGCCCCCTCCGTCAGAAACGCGAGTGCGGCGCTCAACCTTTATCTTGTGCCGCAGCGCTCCGCTTCGCATCTTTCTTTCCTTTAGGCTCTTTATACTGCGATGCGGCTCCTGCCTTTATCGCCTTTTCAGCGCACTCGCGCGTTACTGTTTGAGGCTCTTTCGACGGCTTATATTCGACAACGACGCGCCAATCTGCATCGGGATGAAAATCGAATGCCTTCTCAAAAACTACTTTTGTCATCTTCCAATCCTCCGGCGTCGATACGGTTCAACTAAAATATCGTAATGAGGAAGCTTGCTTACAATAACAGCAACAGCCTCCATTTCTCGCATTTCATAAAGCGAGCCTATGTGCAATTTCATCGCATGCTTAAGCGGCTCCGGGACCTCTGTGGCGGACAGCGCTCCAGCCCTATAACGAATTTCAATCTCGCCACTTTGTGCTGTATCAAAAATGACAACTGCCATGCCCGTGTCTCTGTATCGCAGAGAATAATTTGCTGCGGCGAGGGCTGCGCCATCGACTGTTATGGATGATATGCTCGTGACAGGATGATGCCCTAGCTCTTTCAACTTACAATCGGCGTCTTCAAAAATTTCTGACCATTCACTGTCCATAAGGACGCGCGACAAAATGCCTTCTGGTCCGTCGAGGTGAGCTTGTGCCGTCGCTATTAGTGATGTCACTAGCGCATCTTCATCTTCGTGATCTAGGCGCAAGTGAGCCTTCGCTTCCGCGAGCGTCAAAGCAGTCGTCGCCGACGGGGTTATGAGTGCAGGAGCGAAGGCCAACGGTGCGCTTAGTCTTTCTTAGCTGGCGCTTTTTTTTGCGGGCTTGCCCGCGTCGCCGTATAGGAAGCCGTCCAAACCTTGTTCCTTCGCTGTGTCCGCGGTCATCACTTCTGATGTGTTAATGCGAGGCGCGGAAACTTCTGTGACGGGCTTTGCTGCCGGAGCTTGTTTCGATGCGACTGTGTCTTTTTTCTTAGCTGCCATGATAGTTCCTTTTTGAGTTCTGGCTTAGGGATTAAAGCCCGCTCGAAATTGAGCGGGCTTATTTAGTCGTTTGCGCCGCTCTTAAAGAGCGGCGGCGATTTTCATCACCTTGATGGCGTTCGGGTCTGTGACCGCTCCGCCGACGCGCTTCGTCGTATAGAACAAGACGTAAGGCTTGTTCGTATAAGGGTCACGAAGAATTGTGACGCCCGCGC